GTGAATGATATCAGGTTGGACATAATCGAAATGAAGAAAGAACAAGTAACAGCGAAAGATGATGAATTTTGGGCAAGCAATGACCAATTGTCACAAGTCAAGAAGATGCTAAACTTAGTAGATCAAAAATTACAAGTTCAGGCGCAAGAAATTGCGCACTTACGACAGACTACGGAAACTACATCGAGGCTCGCCCAAGAGACAATTGTAATGATGCAGAGGCAGAACCAGGTCCATAATCGAGCACTGCAACGACACCACGATGAAATGATGAAGCAAATGAATCATATAATGGGTGCCATTGTGGAACTCAGTATGGCCGGCAAAAAGGGTAGAGAGGAGAAAGTGAGGAGTCCACCACCGGAAGAAGAAGTGGGCCCGAGTGCCGAACCAGTGTTGCGTAGGAACAGCACTCCTATCGAGGATATGCCAGAAACAGCCGCGCAGGATGAAGAATTGGCGGAGGCATTGAGATCACTCTCAGCAATGGGAGAACCGAGACCAGAATCACCTAATCTACCTCTCCCGGAAGCAGATGAGGATGAAGTGAAGAGACCTCTAGTGGCGCCTCTGCCGCCACTCGAAGTTAAGCATCCGGTCCCACCACCAGTGATAGAGGTGGAAAGGGAAATTAAAGTGAACGCAGAAAGTAAATACACATCTGAAGGTAAGTCAAATACGACAGTCCAACCGGACCATTTCGTGGAGGAAAAACCTTCAGCACCAAGCGCGCAAGACCTACCGGAATACCCGGAGCATTTGGGTGATATGGTTGCGCGAGCGATGTTTTCCGCAGGTAAGTGCAAACCGAAACGCCAACCAGTGACATTAACAGCTCAAATAGCGGTGACGGGGATGTTGCCACCACAAACAATGCCTATAGTTATACATCAGCCGGAGGCGCCCCCAACACGGCTACCATTGAAGGAGCGTTTCTCAGGCGCGGGTACGCTTTACGGTTCCCGAATCGTACCCGCCCACGGGGACCACCAAATCAACGTCCAAACAAGAGAATTCGCATACCAAGTCGAGGACACGAAAGGCAAGACCTGGTACGGAGACGTTCAACACATCTACAAATTCAAAATCTGTGAAGAAATGGAAGGCAAAGTGATGGATGAAGAAGAACGGCCATTTCTATTAAGGTACTCAGACATCAAATCAGAGGTTAAACTGTCCCGGGTTATGATGCGCAGAACTATTATCAATAGATTTGCCGGGATGGCTATTAGTATGGAGCACCTAGATTTTGAATTCGCGGTAAGTTACGAATTCTTTACACAATTGATAAATCCGACGAATCTGTCATTGTTAAGTTCTTCAATAGATGCTGCCAAAAGACTTTCAGAAGTTGGGAAAGACCCTAAACATATTAATTATGATAGAACAAAACATGCAAAACCAATGGCGGATACTATTGTTTTGGCTTACCATTATCGCGAGTATATTATGTGGATGCAACGGGAGATGGATTTCCCAGCTGCCCAGGCGGTAGGCGGTACCCCGTTAAGTACGGGTACCGATACGGTGACGTACCGCAGCCAGCGCTCGGCCCGATTAAGAAGGGCACAAGGGTTGTGCCAAAATTTTATTTGGATACTATTAATCGGGTTCCTGTGGCTACCTCACTGGGCATACATGTCGACGGCGCTGCTGCCCCTCATGGTGACAATCATGATATTCCCAGTATTGTGGCGGGTGTCTGCAAACGTATTGCTGGTAAGTGCCCTCAACCCAGACCTGAATTATTTGAGAGATTTCGAGAATTTACTCGAGCCTGGGTTCGGGCGAACCTTGTACCACTTGATGAAGGTACAGATGTCAGTATTACGACGTGGTTGGCAGATAGCAATTATGCGCCTACCCGTATTGATCAGATTAAACGCCGCCGTCAACAGATGCTTGATGGCAACATTCACCAATCCTCAAGACATTCGAGGCTGGTTAAGTGCTTTGTTAAAGATGAGTCTTATCTTAACTATAAATACTTACGTAGCATCTATGCTAGGGTGGATGATGCTAAAATTGCTTTGGGCCCTTATTTTAAACACATTGAGCGGGTGGTCTACGGCAATAAGCATTTTATAAAGCACGTCCCGGTCCGGGACCGTGCACAATTGCTCGTGGAGAGATTGAAAGGAGGAGAACGAACTCTATCCTCCGATTACTCCTCCTATGAGAAGCATTTCGACGTCCAAACATTCCAGATTGAGTTTGAACTGTATGAATATATGATACAGAACTTGCCTCAAGCGAGTTGGTTGATGCGCTACATACGGGCAGTAATGGTAGGCATTAACAAATGCAAGTACACCAATGTTACAATTGATGTACCGTCTGGGAGAATGAGCGGAGAAATGAATACTTCTCTTGGAAATGGCTTTGTGAATTTAATGCTGTTTCTATTTAACAACGAGCGATTGGGGAACAAGTATTTTGACTGCTTAGTTGAAGGAGATGACCTCATAGCGGTCTACTCAGGGATAGAATTGAATAAAGACCACTACTTGGAACTTGGGTACACTATAGAGATTAAAAGTCCGAGTCGACCGAGTTTGGCATCATTTTGCGGTTTAATTTGCGATGAAGAAGAACAAGTGTCAATCACAGATCCAACCAAACTGATGTTAACAATTGGGTGGACATCGGTGAGGTATTTGAGTGCGCCAGAAAAGACATTAATGCAATTGTTACGGGCTAAAGGGTACTCCACGTTGTATCAATATCCAGGAGTGCCCATAATCCAGTCTTTAGCATTAATGATATTGCGCTTAACCAAAGGCCACTCATACAGGAAACCAGTTGATTGGACAAATTGGCAATGGCATAATCAATTTTCAAGCCATGCCGAATCACGTCCGATTGGACCAAAGACCCGACAGTTGATGTCGGATTATTTTGGTTACTCTCAAGATGAGCAAATGGTACTGGAACAGTATTTTGACACAGTTAAACAACTGCAACCTATCCCGTTGGAATTAGTGCATGCCACACATGATCAGAAAAATTATTTTGACCGGTTCGTAATGCCAAAATTTTTGAACCGACTGCCAAATGTGATGGCAATAGACAGGACAACAGAAGAAAAACGCCAGTATGTCAGAGACATGTGTAATGAAATAGACAACAGACCGTATAGTATGGAACTGCCAATTCCATCCGAATTGACCATCCACCCAACTCAACATGATGTCGAGTCTGATCAATTACGCGGAAGAAACATCACACGCTTTCCTAGGACACAAGCCCGCCACGACCACTGAGTCCATCGCAGCGCATGCGGTGGGCTATGCTTTCTCTCCTTTGCGTTACACTATAGAGAAAGCAGTGGAAGTGGGTGCAGGAATGTTAAAACGAAGTCGACACGAAGACACTCAGTCGTTGGACCGGGGTGCGCTTAATTTTCAGACCCCGGCGTCAACAAAGACTGGTTCGTCCGAAATGTCGAGCAAATCTAAGAAAGGCAAAACTCGCAAGAAAACTCGAAAGACTAGGAAGCCCCAGCGACCAGCTAGGACGTTCACGTTACCTCGGAGTTTCACAACTCCACGACGTGGGACACCTAAATTCCGCCGAAAGGCCGGAGTTAACATGGGGCGGAAGGGCAAAATGTTTGAGAAGAAAGTCTCACCTCCCTCAAACGAAGGCTGGGTGATGAGCAGTGGCATGGCGGCCACATTTTTCCCGGTGGAAGATCCGGGTTGTTCAGGCATTAGAATCTCCTGTAAGTTGGGACAGGTACAAAATTCAACAACAGGGGTGGTGGGTGTCACACTCGCAGGCACCACAGTCTCAGGCGGTTTCCCGATGGCCCCGGCTTATACTTTATATTATCCAGCGGCGGTTGCCGATTATTGTGGTTTATTTGAACGGTACATGGTTGTGCGTCATCGCATGATCTATGTTCCAGCATGCGCTTCTACAACACCAGGCATGTGGGGCATGGCATATTTTGACGATCCACGCAACGCGTTCATTGTCTGCGGCATAACAAACGATAATCACGCTGTAGACACAAACACACTAAATAGTAGAGCCGACCTCAAAGAAGGCCCAGTACAAGGGACCCGCATATATTCTCAGTGGTACAAACCAGCACCAGGACAGGATATGAGATATGTCAATGGTGCAAACAATTCCATCGATGGAAATGTCGGTTGGACAACTGCAGATGTAGCCACACTTCGTGACCAAGTACAAGGTGCATATGTGTTTTATTGCACAAATTTAACCGCAAGCACCATATTTGGCGATTTATTCATTGAAATGGAGATAGTATTGTGTGGGTTACAAGGACTGGCTTACTCAGCACCAGCGTTGGTGCAGAAGCAGACCGAAAGGTCTATGGTACTTGATAATCTTCACGTCTTGTTACCAATTATTAGGGAACTAACCATAGGAACACCCTTTGAGGTAAAAGACAGTGAAAAAGAGAAAGACACTACCCCAGACCCCATGAATGTAACCCGCAAGCACCTGCGCCAAGAGAGGAGAAGTAAGTCTGCTGAAAAGCGGGCTGGAGAGCAGACACCTCGTCTGCAGAATGAGCCGCTATTCAAAATGTGAGACCTGTTCTCAATAATTTGAATATCTTTTTGTTAGCGAGAAGTAGCGAATAAGTATCAAGGAAAAAGTCGCTAAACATTCACTGGTTATTTTGCTTACTCAACGAAACGAACCCTAACGATGCTAGTATCTACCAAGTCGGAAGGGGGCTGTTAGTTGCCAGCGAAACTTCCTGAGAACTGCTCAGGAAGGCTACCTGGATTGAACACGC